TCAGCACTCAATGCGTTTAGTTGATAACTTCAATGATGACACTGGTATTGGATTTAGCAATGGATCAATCAATAGTGGATTTGGTGATTATGTTGGAGCAGGGCAGATGAACCGTGCATTTGAGTTGAAGCATAAGACTGAAAATATCTTCCACAGATATTTTGCTCCAACTACTGATCCAAGAGCAGGAGCACCAATTGATAATGGAGTTGTCAACGTAACTGCAAATTCAATCACTTTGACAGAGCACTTCTTTGTAACTGGTGAGGAAGTTACTTACTCACTGCCTACTACATTGTCTACCTTTGGTGCATTTAGACCGATTGGAATTGTTACCACAAATATCCCTGGAGTTGGTACAACCGATATTCTCCCAGATAATCTTTATATCATTAAAATTGATAATAAGACTGTTAAGGTTGCTGCAGCAGCATCTGATGCACTTGCGATTCCATCAAGACCACTTGAGTTCTCATCGACTGGTATTGGTGTATCACATAGACTGGTATCTACAAAACAAAATCAGAGAGTTGTTGTAGCGATTGATAACATCATTCAATCACCTATCGTAAAAACTACTCCTACAACTACAACCTCTGCAGCTGTAAGTACGTTTGATGATATCATCAACTTTAGTGCCATTGATGATTACAAGTCTGGTGATTTGGTGCAGATTGATGATGAGATTATGTTTATTGACACTGTTAATGAGGTAACTAAAAAGGTTGGAGTAAGAAGGGGTTGGATGGGAACTACCATTACAACTCATACGACAAATGCTGTTATTGAAAAGGTTGTTGGCAATTACAATATCGTTGGCAATACTGTCAACTTTGTATCTCCTCCTTATGGTAAAGATCCAATCGGAACTTCAACAAATGAACCCGATGACAAATATTGGGTTGGTATTACCACAAGATCAACCTTTAGTGGAAGATCTTTTATGAAGGGTGGAACTCCAAATGGAGATGTTGACACATATCACGACAATTATGTCTTGAATGATCTCACCCCACAATTTACTGGAGTTGGAACGGAGTTTACTCTGTCNACTGGAACCGCATCTACANTAACTGGAATCTCCACAAATAATGGTATTATATTGTTAGATGGTTTCTTCCAATCACCAACAAGATTTAGTGCTCAATCAATTATACAAAATCAGTATATGGAAGAGACAGTTGGTGTCACCTCAATCTTCTTTAATGGACCACCAACTGGAGGAAAGATCACATCTATAGGATCTACTTATGGTAATGGGTATCAAGCATTAGTTGCAGCAGGTGGTACAGCAGTTGTAACCGATACAGGCACCATTGGATCGATTGCAATCGGTCTTACTGGATCTGGATATAGATCTGGTCTACAGACAGTAAATGTATCTCTTGCAACGTCTACTGTAGGTCTCTCAACTCTGACACCAGTTGGTATTGCATCAGTCTTGAATGGAAACGTTGTTAGCGTCCAAATCACAAATCCTGGATTTGGATATACATCATCTAATCCACCTGAGGTTGTATTTGATTCACCATTCTCATATGAGAATCTGGTATTGGATTATGTAAGTGGAACTACTGGTATTGGTACTGGTGCAAGTGTAAGTATTGTTGTTGGACAAGGATCTAGTGTCATTGATGGCATCATCGTCAACAGTGGTCTTGGTTACACATTTGGAGATCGCCTCACTGTTGCTGTTGGTGGAACAATGGGTGTTCCTCTGAATACCAGCAAGACATTCAATCAATTTGAGATTAATGTCATTGATACTTACTCTCAGCAGTTTAGTGGATGGACTCTTGGTAATCTGGTAGTCTTTGATAAGATTGAAGACAAGTTTAATGGATTTGATAGTGAATTCCCTCTCGCAATTGATGGTATAAGACAATCAATTATTGGATTTGAAGGTGTTGATCTTGATCAGACTCTGCTCGTCTTTATTGATAATGTCTTACAGGTTCCTGGTGAGGCATATGAGTTTGCTGGTGGAAGTACTATTGTGTTTACAGAACCACCAAAATCTGATTACAAATGCACAATTATCTTCTATCGCGGCAATGAGACAACTGACGTTTTAGAAAAAGACATTCTTGAGACTGTTAAAGTTGGTGATAAGTTGACATTGACCAGTGACAATTCACTGGAACGCGAAAAGGCAAGAACTGTATTTGACATCTCATCTGTTGATGTTGTAGAAACAAACACATATACTGGTCCCGGTATTATTACAACTGGAGAACTTAGACCAGTCATCTGGTGTAAGCAGAGACAAGATATTACAATTAATGGTCAAAGTGTTGATAAATCTCGTGAGGAATATGAGGCAAATATCTTCCCTGCAACAAATGTCATTCAACCTGTCGGATCAAATGATCAATCAATCTATGTCTTGAATGCAAGAACATTCTTTGATTCGCAAAATGAGAATCCAACTCCACCAAAAACCAGAACTGATATCCAAATAATGACTCAGGATACACAAGTAAGTGCTGCAGCAACTGCTACAATTGATGCTAATGGCACTGTAACTGGACTGACTATCACAAATGCTGGTGTTGGTTATACTATGGCACCTATAGTTTCAATTGAGAATTCTGTTGGTCTTGGAACAACTGCAACTACTACAGCAACTTTATCTGGAGCAAAAGTCGGTTCACTGTCTATCACCAACGCAGGAACTGGATACACACAAGCACCAACTGTACTGATTGCTCACCCACAAGCAGTTGTGGAAACCATAGAGAATGTAAGTTACAAAGGTGATTTTGGTGAGATTATTGGCATATCAACCTCAGATGTGAACCCTAGTGAAATTATGTTTNATCTTCATATCCCACCTGGTTCTTATATGAGAGATACTACCATTGTTGGTACAGCAGTTACTATCAGTCAAATTATTGGTGGAGACTACTTTACAGTTTATGGAACTGGAGTTGGAGTTACTGCAAGTAATTACAATACTCTTAGAATTGACGATACAGTAATTGGCATTGTAACTCATCACAGCGATGGTGTTTATCAAGCAGCAAGAACTGGTGCTGTGGACGTAGTAGTTGCAGGTATCACAACAACTATTAGAAGAGTCTATTGTAAGATTAGTGCAACCAACATCGATGGTAGTTTTGATGATAATCTTGGAACTTACAGTTGGGGTAAAATTGAAACAACTAATAGAACATCTGGACGTGAGTTTAATTTTTATAATGAAGATGGAGTAACTGGAATTGAAACCTCTGCATTCGTTAGAAGGGTTCTTCCTCTAGAGAATAAAAACTATCTGGTCTAAATAAATAAAAAATAAAAGACCATCACATTTAGTTGATAAATAAGAAAAAACGTCCCATAGAAAATGTCGGCAATTATAACTGACCAATTTAGAATATTAAGTGCGAAGAATTTCGTAACATCTGTAGGTTCTACGGAAAATGNCTATTATTCTTTCATTGGTCTACCAAACGCAACCGAAATTGGTCCTACTTGGAACACTAGTCCTCCTGCCCCAAAGGATAGTTTTCAAGATGAGGATGACACCTGGGACACTATAGTTTCTCTTAAAAAAATTACATCGAATGATGTAAGAAGAGTTGTTAAAAAAATTGATTGGACCTCTGGTTCAACTTATGATATGTACAGACAGGATATCAATAGAGATAATCTGTCATTGCCATCAAATGCAACGCATTTGTATGATGCAAATTACTATGTAATGAATAGTAAATTTAAAGTTTATATTTGCTTGCAAAACGGTACTGATCCTGAAAATACATCTGGAAGACCATCGCTGGACGAACCAGACTTTACTGACTTGGAACCTAGAGCAGCAGGAACTAGTGGTGATGGATATGTTTGGAAGTACCTATACACTGTCAATCCTGCTGATATTGTAAAATTTGACTCTATTGACTTTATTCCAGTCCCATCAGATTGGAAAACCGGCACAGACAATGCTGCAGTGAGAGAAAATGCTGCCACTAGTGGACAGTTAAAGATTGTCACAGTAACCAACCGGGGAGTTGGTCTTGGTACTGCAAATAGAACCTATACAAGAGTTCCCATTAAGGGAAATGGAAGGGGTGCTGAGGCAACAATCATCATTGGTAATGACTCTAAAGTTGAGTCAATCAATATTTCAAAAGGTGGTTCTGGATATACTTACGGTATTATAGATCTTGTTGGTGGTAGCGTTCCAACTGGTTCTACAACTCCAATATTTGATGTCATTGTGCCTCCTCAGGGTGGTCACGGTGCCNACATTTATCGTGAATTGGGTGCTAAAAATGTTTTGATTTACTCTAGAATTGAAAATGATTTGGAGAACCCAGACTTTGTTGTTGGTAATGAAATCGCAAGAGTTGGTATTGTTGAGAATCCCAAAGCATATAACTCATCATCTAATTTGAACCTAGATAAGGCAAGTGGTGTTTATGCTCTCAGGTTAACTGGGTCAGCAACGACAACATTTACCCCAACCGCAGACTCTTTTGTTACTCAGACTGTTGGCGTAGCGTCAACTGCTGTTGGTCGTGTCATATCTTACGACAACATAACTGGTGTCCTAAAGTATTGGCAAGACAAGAGTATGGCAGGTTTCAATACTGATGGTACTCAAAACATCGACCCTGATTATGGACTCCAACTGAATAAATTTGGTAGCATTGGAGTTGGTGGTTCTACGATTGTCTTCAATAATGAAGTAAGCACAGGACTGCTTATTGATACTGGGTTTTCCGGTATTACTACGGTAATAAATAATAGAACTTACAATCTTGGTCAGTCTTTCGTGAATGGTGTGGCACAACCTGAGGTTGAAAAATATTCTGGAAACATAATTTACGTCGATAATAGACCCTCTATTACCAGATCGACCAACCAAAAAGAAGATATCAAGGTTATTTTGCAATTCTAATAAAGACAGATGCCACAGGAAACTAATCTCAATGTCGCTCCATACTTTGACGACTTTGATCCTAACAAAAACTATTACAAGGTACTGTTTAAACCAGGGTATCCAGTTCAAGCTCGTGAACTGACTACCTTACAGTCGATTCTTCAGAATCAGGTTGAACAGTTTGGCAACCACGTCTTTAAAGAGGGCGCGAAGGTCATTCCCGGTCAGACAACTTTTAACAGTCAGTATTTTGCAGTTGAGTTGGAAAACTCTTTTGCTGGGATTACGTTGTCATCTTATGCTAGTTTTCTAGTAGGTCAGACGATTCGTGGTGAACAATCTGGAGTTAGAGCAAGAGTTGAAAAGGTACTTTTACAGTCAGAGTCGGACAAAAATAACACAACTTTATATGTAAGTTACATCTCATCAAATGTAAATAATGCTTCTCAAGNATTTAACAGTGGTGAAAACTTACTTACTGAAGGTGGAATTCGCACATCAAATGTCATCTTCATTGAGAATGAAACATTTGCGACTACCATTAGTGACAGTTCAACATCAACCGGTTCATCTTTCTCAGTTGAAGATGGAGTATATTTCCTGAGAGGAACCTTTGTCAATGTAGAAACTCAATCAATTATTCTTGATCAGTATACAAATACTCCAAGTTATAGAATTGGTTTTGATGTTGTTGA